ATTCAGGTCCACCCTGAACATATAAGCGTAGTGTCCTTTACATACGACGGTGTCTTCCATCTATACTACGCTATACCCCTATATAGGGGTTTTTAATTATGTATGTATGTATTTTATTTTTTTTGTGTATAGGTAACACAAAAAAAATACAAAGGCGCTTCTAATAATTTAAGAAGCACCTACTTCATTTGGTTGGTAGCATATTACGGTGTAGTCTATTGTAACTCGTGCCAATACAACGGCAGTATCATTTGAAAGAGCACTATCAAATACTTTTAATTTTAAAAAGCAAGTACGTGCGGGATTAGTACCGAACAAAGCTGCGAAATCACTGTTCTCTACATACTCGTCTCCGACTCCTGTTCCTGATGGATATATTAATTGTGTTTTTTTATCAATACCCCAAAACTTACGAACTCCGTAAGTCATTGTAAATGAGCGTTTAGCTCTAGATAATTCTATTCTATTATGAGAACCAGGGATGGATGTCATAACATAAGCACTATTAGGCATTCCTAATTCTATGTGTTGTTCTAACGAACGACTGTCTGCTGTAGCAGCATCATCTAAATAAGCAAATACTGTGGGATTTCCTATACCTTGGTCTGCTGATGTCCCTGAACTTAACAGTTCAATATAAGCTTTAGCTCCTATAACGCAATACTTAGAATAGATTGCGGAGATTTGGTCGTGGAATCTTGGTTGATGTCCAACTGACGTGTGGTCGGGGTCAAATACTGAATTCATTCTAAATACATAAGGTCCTGCTCCGGCATTATGATTTGGAATTGTGACATTGTCACAATATCTCATATTAAATTTCATACTGTTTGGAAAGCATTTCATAGGACGCGGTACAACGCTTCGATTTTTCATTGCTTTCTTTCTGTTGCGCTTTCTAAAGGCGCGTTGGATTCTGCGTGCTGCGGCACGTTGGATTGTCTTTTTTCCTCTTCCTCTTGGCATTATAATATATGGTTAGATTTTAATCTGTAGGACACCCTAAATTCTAGGAATAGGGACTTTTAATCTTTATTGGATTTATTCATCTTTTACATATATAGTTTAGATTTTCTTTTTAAGTTGTTTTTCCTAAATATTATTATATCTTAATCACAACATTCAGTTCGTCACCAACCCCCCAGCCCTCCGGGACTGGGCGGTTTCGGCGCTAACGGGTTGAGATAAACTCACCCCTGCCGGGGGCTTCAATAGAAGTCTTTTATGTTTTTTTTTTTATTTACTGCTATAAATGGTGAATATTCTTGGTCAATTTCTTCGTAGCCTGGAATTCCTTGGCTATGTTCTGAACCTAAATTGAACACGTATTGTACTATGCCTCTTGATTTCACATATCCGGCTCTATATAAATAGTTTATATACGTATTACGGTGTAAGCATGGTCTATTATATATCTCAAAATAGATTTTGTTAAATTCTTCACAAAATTCGTATTTTGTAAGGGTTTTACTCACAGTTTTTAGTGTTGATTCTAATTTTTCACGTTTTTGTATCTTGGCAGCTGTTTTGCTCTGCCATTTTGGTATTCTTTTTAATTGCTCTGACGACAGATTACATATTGTTGAAAATAATTGGTCATTTTTGACGTTTTTTACCTCTTTTTGGGAATATGAGGATAATGATCGGATTTTTCTCGCAGATGTCAATGCTGCTCCATGAGTTTTTGAATTTGTTTTTCCTCTCCACCAATTTCTTGCTTTCGTTTGTTCTTTTGCTATAAATTTATGTTCTCTCCAAACACACATTTGGTAATGTGGTTTCTCGGTTTTCTCGCCAAGCTCGTGGCAGCCTGTCCAATTCGAAAATTGAAACAGGTCCAACCAAGAATCAATCAGCTGTTTTGATTCTTGTGTAGGATTCAGGTCCACCCTGAACATATAAGCGTAGTGTCCTTTACATACGACGGTGTCTTCCATCTATACTACGCTATACCCCTATATAGGGGTTTTTAATTATGTATGTATGTATTTTATTTTTTT